CTCTTGGCTATCAGTATTCTGGAAGCGATTACCGATTGATCCGGCTTATCCATACGTTCAAGGGATATCCAGGAAATCACCTTGAAGACGAGAAGGAAAGGATCTGTTTAGAGGCATTAGGCAAATGGAAGAACAAGCTAAATGACCCGCTGAACATGCTGTAAAAGAAAGGCCTCAATGAAGAGGCCTTTTTCTATTGAACGGTTGCCGGATCTTCTGGCGGGGCAATGTCGGGAAGTGGAGGTAGGTCACCCTTGTTCTCAAGCCCCGCCACCTCGCGCATCTCTTCAGCCGTAAACACTGGCTGACCAGACGCGAGCATCTTGCTATTCACGTCCGCCATCTTGACGACAATGCTGATCTTCTCGTCTTTGCTAGCCTCTGTCAGATCGTCCCAGCAAACCGAGTATTCCAGCGTCAGCAGGACACCAAGCCGCATCAGGTGATCAACAAACGTCTCAATGTCCGAAGACAGCAGGCTAACCCGACGACCCTGGCAGCGCTTATTAAACGTCTTCTGATCCTCTGTAGACGCACGCTCGCCAGTCTGATTGCCAACAATGATCTTGGACGGGATGCGGATAGACGCGCAGAAGGATTGCAGCGATACGTCGAAGGCTGGGATTGGATCGGGAACGTTAGCTACCAGAGGCGTTACTGTTGCTCCCTTGGTGATTACTGTCTGATCCTGCCCACGGTTCATGCCGCGAGTTACTTCGTCGAAGATCTCTTGTAGCTCGCCTTCAGCTACTCCGTGTGCGCGGGCGATGGCGGAAAGGTCAACCTCTTTATCGAAGTTGATCGCCAATTGACGGCTAGCGTTCTTCAGGAACGACTCGCCAGAACCACCAAGCACCTTCTCCATGTTCACGCAGTCGTTGAAACCGGCTTGCAGGAATGGGATGCCGTTGCGGATATCGCCAATGACTACGACGCGATCAGGATGGACAGTTATAATTCGACCAGGCTCGCCATCTTTGTTCGTGTTTAGTGCGTTCTCGGTGTAAATGAATTCTTTAGGCTTGCCAAAGTTGATATCAGCCGGGTTATCGTACCAAGCCGACACCCAAATCTGAGCCTCCCAAGCGGGGATCAGATTAATCAACTGCTGCTCAGAGGCCTTGCCTACAGGCTGATCCCACTGCTTGGAATCCTTGAATTGCAGAAGGATGCACGAATAACGCCCAACAAGCCGGCGCATATCAGCATCGCGGAACTTCTCCCACAGCTTCAGGCGCTTGGCTAGCTTCTTGAATTGTTTCTCCCATGCGGTCGGAGCTTCGGCCCGATCTTCTTCGTCGCCCTCGATAACTTCGGGGTCAGTAGACCAGCAGGTTTCGTTCAGCGTCATTACCGCGCCGTGAGCAATGCCGCCTCGCTCAAACAGACGGTAGTAGTCATTGAAGCAGAGAACATCCTTGTAGCCGTAGCTACACCAGGCATCAGGGCGCTTATTATCAATCCCGCCCATCAGCAGAGACTGGCGGCTCATCACAGCCTGACGCTCGCTCAATGCCGAGTTCAGCGCCAAATCTAGTGCAGGCGTGCGTTTCACAGTCATAAAATAGGGCCTCGTAAATTACCTACATTCTACCATTGCTTATTGAGTAAATTCGGCATGGTAAACTAGGCGCAATTATTGGAGATCATCCTATGCGCATGAAAGAAATTGATTTCGATTTGTTCGAAGAATACGAGGGCTTATAATGAATACCCGCGTAAACGTCCGAGTAGCGGTTAATGCTGAGTCAATCCGTCGAGAGCAGCATAACGGTCGCGAGCATATCGTGGTTCCATCGTTCACGCTCCCTGATGGCGTAGTGATGAATAACGGCCTCTATCCTAAGGAAGAGATCGACAAGGCGTATGCTGGGCTTGAAGGCACTCTAGCGCCACTGTCGCATCCGATGGTTGACGGTGATTACGTTAGCGCTCGCCAGCCTGAAGCGATCAATGCTTATCACGTTGGCGCCTGGAACCGTAACGTTAAGCGCGTCGGCAATCGGGTGGCCATTGAAAAATGGATCGACGTTGAGTTTGCCAAGAATTCGGAGAGTGGTCGCGCCCTGTTGTCGGCAATCGACAAGGGCGAGCCTATCCACACATCTACCGGCATCTTCCTTGACCGCGAGATGACTCCTAACGCTGATGGCTATGGCTGGATTGCGCGCAACATGATGTTTGACCACGACGCTATTTTGATTGGCGAAACTGGTGCTGCAACTCCTGATGACGGCGTTGGCATGATGGTCAACAAGACGTTCGTTATCAACTCGGCTATTCCTGTTATCAACGAAGACGCCCTAGACGACTCATACGGCGAGAAACTTGCCATCTTGAGCGAGGCAGTCAAGGAGCGGTTCGCAACATCAGACTCTTACGCGTACGCGCAAGACTTCGATGATCGTGCGCTCGTGTATTGCACTCCTGAAGGCATGTATTCAATCGACTACCACTTTGAAGGTGACAACCCGATTCTAACTGGCGAGTCTCGCACAGTAGTTGCCGAAACGTCTTATAAAGTGAAAACCAACTCTGTCATGTGGCGTTTGCGTTCCATGTTAGAATATTTCAGTACTAAACCTAAACCGCCTGTACAGGCAAATGCAATTGAGGAAGTAGATATGTCCCCTGAAGATCTTCAGGCCATTCACGATAAGATTGGCGCGCTCAATACCGCCCTCGAATCTGTACAGGCCGAAAACAAATCGTTGAAGGCCGATGTTCTGGCTGCCAACACCGCAATCGCTGCCAATGCTGAATCCGGCTTGAAAGACAAGCGCGCCGCAGTAGCAAAAGTTCACGGCGAAGTTGTTGCAAACGCCTTGAGCGGTGAAGCTCTGGACGCAATGTTCGCTAGCGTGCAAACCGCAGCCGGCATCGTTTCGGGCGCTCCAGTTACCAACGCCAAAGACGAGTTCGAAGGCTATAGCTTGAACCAAGCTGATCAGGAGGCCAAATAATGGCTAACGTTATCTGGCGTGGTCCTGTGCATCTCGCACAGCCTGATTCGCGCACTCTGAAGTTCACTGCTGCGACCTTACCTGGTTTGGCTGTGTCGATTACTGCCGGACAGTTCGTTCTGGCTGCAACCTCGAAGGTTGACTTCTTCATCACCCACAACCGCGCCTACATCGGCGAAACCGTGGATACTGCCGTTCCTGCTGGCGAAACTGGCGAAGCATTCAAGCCTGTACCTCAGTACGAGTTCCAGGTTCGTTTCGCAGCCGCTACCTACGCACCTGGCGCAGTTCTCAGCATCGCTGCCGGCCAGTTCAAAGCAGCCGCAACCGGCGAAGTCGCTGTAGCTGTATTTGACGAAGCTGCCTCCCGAGCAATCTCGGCAAACGGTTTGGGCGATGTCCGAATCCTCGCTAACTCCTACGTGGTGCCTGCATAATGCCTATTCTGACTTTTAACAAAGAGCAAGAGGCTGCCGTAATTGGTAAGCGTCGCGCTCATAACGCCCGTCAGGAACGCCTCGCGAAAGATAGCGAAGGCGAGATGATCGGTAACGCCTACACCATCCCTCGTGATGCATGGGCTACCTACGACAACGACCTGATCACCTTGCAGCGTGCTCAGCTTGGCGTGTTTAACGACTTGTCCAGCCTGCAACGCAACGTTCCAATCGGTAAAGTGCTGCATTACTTCTCGAAAGTCACTGACTCCGGCGAAGTGAACAGCTCGATTGATGGCCGTAGCCGTGCGAAAGCCGATGCTCCAGTTATCGATTACGAAGGCACTCCGGTTCCGATTTACGACACCACCTTCACTTTCGGCTGGCGCGATGTTGAAGCTGCCCGTCAAGATGGTGGCTGGCAGTATCTGGATGCCGCTACCCGCGATAACGGCAGCCGCCGCATCGTTGAAAAAATGGAAGATTTGATTGTTAACGGTGACGCTAAGTACAACGTTGGCGGCGCTCAGATCTACGGCCTGCGTACCGCACCTGGTCGTGCAACTGGCACCTTCGGCAACGTTGACCTGGTAACCGCTACCGGCGCTCAGTGGGTAACTGCTCTGACTCGTGTTCTTCTCGGCCTGCAAGCCAAGAACTTCTACGGCGGCGCTACTATCTACCTGAACTACGGTGATTGGTTCGCTGCATCTGTAGCCGATTACGTAACCGCAGCACCACAGAACACCATTCTGGCTCGCCTGATGGCTATTCCCGGTATCGTGGCAATCGTTCCTTCGACCTCGGTCCCAGTGAACGAAATCCTCGCCGTCGTGAAAGAGCGTCGAGTTGTTGAGATCCTGACTGCAATGCCTGTTACCACTATGCCGATTGAACGTAAAAACTTCACCGACGAGTACAGCTTCCAGATCATGACCGCAGTAGCTCCACAGTTCAAGCGCGACGCCGCTGGTAACGCCGGTTACGCGCAGTTCACCAAAGGCGCATAACCGCCTGAGTTAAAATAGGGGCCTTAGCGGGCCCCTTTTTTATTGAGGTTTCGAAATGAAAGAGTTTGAGATTACAGAGAAGGGCGTGTTTTCTGATGGCGTAGAACTTGAGGTTGGCACTCGGGTTAAGCATGAATCGCTGCCGGCTGGACTGGTCAATAAGGCTGTAGAGGTTGAGTCAGTAGCTGAGAAGACGCTAGAAGTAGCAACCCCTCGGCGCGGTCGTCCGCCGAAAGATAAAGATGATTAATAAAAAAAGCCCCTGAGATAGGGGCTTTGTTTTACAGTCTGAATTCATATTTGTCGTGAGGATTATCGAATTCCTCGTCTATATCGCACTCATCAAAGCTAACAACGATTGCCTCCACGAAGAATTCCCAATCAGCACCGAATCTCGATGATAAATTTCCGGCACGAGAGAATTCGATGATGTCAGCGCGGTCGTCGTCGTCAAATTCTGAGCCTGTGACCTCCTCGATTACTTCGGCAGTCACTGCCGCAACGTCGTCTTCACGCTCTTCAGTGATCGAAATCGCGTGATAAACAACAATGTCAGTACCTGACTTGACAATTTTGATTTCAATTACGTTCATTGCTTATCTCCGACTGATTCGTTTCGATGAATTGAATGTATATCTGTGCAGGATCCGCGTCAACCCCTCCATGTTAAAATACACAAAACCATTTCCAGGCCAGAAAAATGACACTCCAGTATTCGGTAGCAGTAAACAACGCACGCCTTGA